GATTATTAGTGCTTTATGTAAATGCTTCAGGATCGTGCAAGTTGTGTAATTAAATCGGTTAACTTCAACAGGGGGGGAGGGGGGTCGGATTTCGCGGCCCGCCGGTCACCGAGACCGATTGTGTCCCATAAAAAAATTTCCACCAATTGCGTACCACTCGCCCTCCAGTCTGCTAAAATCGAACTATGCCACTCACCTGGACACCGCACCCCGCCTTACCGCCTCTGACCAAATCAGAGATGCTGTCCATGTCCCCCGAATCAATCCTCGCATATTGGGAAAAGCGTGAGGAAGCGATCAAACTCGAAAAGGATGATCCATACCGGCATGGCTTTGAACTGGATACTTGGAAGTTAGCGGATAAGGAACTGAAGACCCACTCGGAAATCCTCGTTATGGGAGGCAACCGAGCTGGCAAATCGGAATGGGCGGCCAAGCGGGTAGTCCAGTCCCTCGTTGAAAACCCCGGCACGATCATATGGTGCTTAACAGAGACTTCGGCCAACAGCATACAGTTTCAGCAGAAACTAATATTTAAGTACCTACCTAAAGAATTTAAGTCCTTGGGTAGAGGGAAAATCGGGTATGTCATGTACAGCCTTCGCAATGGCTTTACTGCCGGAAAGTTTACTTTACCTAACCGCTCGGAATGTATTTTCCGTAACTGGTCCCAAGATATCAGCACCATTGAGGGAGGAGAGATTGGCTCACCGCAAGATCCAGTCAACGGGACGCATAATATCGGATATTGGGCTGACGAATTAGTACCCATGTCATGGGTAAATACCCTTCGATTTCGGACAGTAACCCGCAATTCCAAGGGAATTATCAGCTTCACCGCCGTAGACGGCTGGAACTCGGTAGTCAAATCGATGCTAACGGGTGCCCGCACCATAGAGTCAACGAAAGCGGATCTCCTGGACGGCGAAGAAGTCCCCCTCGTTCAACAGCCCATCCGCAAAGCCAGTTCTGTGGTGTATTTTCATACAGCGGCGAATCCCTTTGGCGGTTGGGCGGCGATGAAGAATCAATTAGAGGGTGAGAAGCGTGAAACAATTCTTTGCCGCGCCTTTGGAGTCCCTGTGCGCCAGTCACGCGCAATTTTCCCGTCGCTCTCGGACAAAAACTTCTGCACCCCTGACAAACTCCCCGATTTCAAAGATGCCAATTGGGTAATGTCAATCGATCCGGCGGGAGCAAAACCGTGGACAATGGTCCTCTTTGCAATCGATCCACATGGGGTCGCATGGGCGGTTAAGGAGTTCCCTGACTTCGACACATGGGGAGGATGGATTGATCTGACAAAGGACAAGCTAAGTGCCGGCGAGGCCGCCCAACCCAACGGGTACGGCCTCAAGGATTATGCCGATGAGATTCGTAGGATGGAGAAGGTATGTGGGGAAAGTGAGGTCATCCGCATAATCGACCCGCGTTTGGGAGCGGCGAGCTATCAGAAGTCGGAAGGATCTTCTAACATAATCGATGATTTAATTGACGAAGATATAATCGTTCAGCCAGCAGAAGCACTCGACATCGAAACAGGACTCCAAGCTATTAATAATTTACTCGCATGGGATCGGGATAAACCGATGGATTTGGGGAATAAGCCTAAATTGATGTTTTCGGATGAATGTCAAAATCTCATAAGTTGTCTTCAGGCATACACTCCTGGAAACTTGAAGGATTTTTCCAAAGATTTTGTTGATGTATGTAGATATTTTTGCATCGGCAACTTCGAGTATTTCAGCGAGGACGAATTAATTTCAACAGGTGGAGGAGGGTATTAATTATGGGAGTAACTAAAAAGTGGAGTCAAATGCAGAGGGACCAAGTGGTAATTTTACGGAAGACTGGATTAAGCTGGCCAAAGGTAAGTAAAGGGGTGGGCATCCCTCGTTCTAGCTGTCAGAAGATTTGGTCTGAGGAATCGGATGGTAAAATTGAACTGCCCGCCCCACCGGCAAAGCAGATAGAAAAGGCTAGGGTGCTTAAACTCGTCCCCAATCCCCGCCTTATGCTCATTCATTTTGATGATCGGGAAGGGATTGCGAGGTGCGTTAAGAGACCAGGAGCCAATCACCCTCCAAAATCGGAAATTTATGTCAAAAAGATCGAAGGAGACGATGATTTGTATCGAATCGCATGATCAGACGGAGAAGCGGATTGATCTGATGTTGAGGGAAATGGTGGTAGAGGAGGGCTTGGCGGCATTTGAGGCGGGAAGAGATCCGAGGAGTCATACTTTACAGGAGATAGCAGACTTTAGCGGGGTTGGTTTTGAGACGATGAGAAGGATCGAAAAAAGAGCCCTGAGTAATTTAAAAAAAATAATGTTAGAATTGGAGATTAAAAATGGAAATACAGGAATTTAGCGAAAAAGGACCGGATGTAGATGCCATCAAAAAGGAGTTTGAAGATGCGAAAGCGGATCTCTCCTTTTGGATGGATAAAGCGGAACAGGGTAGGGAGTGTCGATTTAACGAATGGGCTGGCAAAGATGAGTCCGGCAAGAAGAACGGACCGGAAGCATTTCCTTGGGACGGGAGCTCCGATCTCGAGCCGAACTTGGTTAACCCGTTGATTGATGGAGATGTAGCCTTACTTTCTCAATCGCTCTCACAGGCTAACCTCGTAGCCGCTCCCGTAGAAAGTTCCGACATTGGCTCGGCTAAGTTGGTGAGCGAGTTTTTAAAATGGCGGATGAACTCAATGACTGAACTTCCTCGGGAAGCCGCCATCGGAGCGAACTATTTATTGCAGAATGGAATTACTTTCTTCGGCACTTACTGGAAGCGTGAAACCACAAGAGTATTCAAGGATATTAGCCTCGAAGAGATTGCACAGATGTCACCCGAGTTAGCAATGGCCATCCAAGATCCCGAAATGAAGGAGGGAGTCGAGGAGATGTTATTCCCGCTATTTCCGAATCTGAAAAAGCGGAGAGTTCGGAAGATGATTAATGAACTTCGCAATAAAGGCGTTTCCAAAGTTCCGACTGAAAAAGCTGTTGTTAATCGTCCGGCCATTAAGGCTTATGAATTGGGCAGAGAAATAATCATCGACTCTAATGTAATTGATTTGGAATCTGCCAGGAGCATTCACTGCATTCACTATTATTCTCCCGAAGCACTCATGCAGAAGGTCAATGAGGGATGGGATAAGAAGTGGATTGAGGAGGTACTGGAGAACAGTAAAGGCTTTTATGCACCTGAAAGTTATAGTTCTGACCTCATGTCTTACGATACCGGTAATTTTTACGGCACACAGGATTATGAAGGCATGGTCCGAGTTATTACAACATATCGTAAGGAATTAGATGAAGACGATGTACCTATTTGCACGATTACCTGTTGGGCGGATGAGGCCGAAGGGCATGGTTTTCATAGTCCGATGGAATATGATGAGGGCAGATATCCATTTGTCTGCATAACTAGGGAGAACCTAAATCACCGACTACTCGATTCCCGAGGTTACCCTGAACTTTTAAAGTCTTATCAAATCGCAGTTAAGACCGAGATGGATGCCCGGCGTGACCGCGCCTCTATGAGTACCTTACCGCCCGTGGAACATTTGGCTGGCCGCCGTCCCGAGAGGATAGGTCCAGGGGCAACCTTGGCAGTCCGCCGAAGGGGAGAAGTTGGTTTCATGGAGATCCCAAGGTATTCGCAAGCCTCGATGGAGGTGGAGATGCAAATCAGACAACTCGCCAATAAGATAACTGGCAGAGCGACATCACCCGAGGATGCGGTTGAAGCAAATAGCATTCGCCAGCATTTGGTCAACCAATGGCTCAATGGATTCAAACAGATTTTAAATCGAGTATGGTGCTTGGATCGGACTTACGGCGGACCGCAGATATGGTTTCGGGTAACAAATAATGAGCAGGGTGCGATGCTCATGTTAGATGAGACTGCCGAGGTTTATGATTTTAATATCACATGGAACTCGATGAATCAGGACGAGGAGAAGGTTCTTCAGAAGTTGGATACAGTTGGTAAATTAATGTCGCAGTATGACAGACAGGGTCAAGCTCGCTATGACATTTACCTCCGTAAAGTGCTTGAGGCTATTGATCCTAATCTTGCTGGACAATTGATCGCCCCAGCGGAAGAAGCAA